GTGACGTTGACGCACGCGGATTGCCAGACTGTATCGCCCCAACTTCCCACTCTTCATCCCACTGATTAAATCCCACCGTCTCCTTCGCGCTCACGCCTTCCACGCTCTTCATCGTACCGGGGTCATAGTCGTAGTAGTCCTCGCCGAAGAATCCCCACTCACGAAGCTTGGCGATGCCTGAGCCTGCGGTTGCCGTCTCTAAGCCATAGATGTAATCCGCGATGGTAGTGCCGAACATGGCGGTGAGGTCATGGATTTGAGGCTTAAATACAACGTTATTTACAGTTTCCCCAGAGGGCACAACAATTTGATAAATCAAATTGTCAACTACCTTTTTCAAGATCAGTCCTTGTCCGATATCGTATTTGTTAACAGTATAACCGTCTCGCCCATAAAAAGTGTGTTCGCCCCTGTCGGGACAACCGTGAAGGAGAACGACATGGTCGTTAATGCCGCGGATAGTAGTGCCTATATTGGAAAAAGAATTACTTGTTGCAGTACCGTTAACCAAAACAGAACCATCATCCCTTTTGGTATATGTAATGCCATTATATAAGCCATCGTCTACGCCGAAGGTGACAAGCTGATTCCAAACCACGCTTCCGCCGACAATCTTCTTCATCAATGCTCTTGTGGCATTCGCCTTGCCAAGAGCCGTCTGCCGATAAAGATACGGCGTCTGGTCAACAACTCGGTTGGACGACAGAAGCTGTTCCGCAAGCCCGGCGGTCAGGGAAGGATAGGTGCCATCAATGTCGGCTTTGTTGTCGAGTTCCTCTTCCGCATCGGTCAGTCTGTCGTTGATCTGGCTGATCGGACCGAGGTCTTCCAGTACCTGATCGGCTTCCGCTTTTGCCTCTGCCGCCGCCTCGACGGCTGCCTGAATGTCATAATACTGCTGCTCCGTCGGTGTTCCGGAGAGATCTTCCTGCACATCGATGTAGATTGTAAACGTACTTCCGAGGCCGGAACTGTCCGTGATCTTGATCTGGCCCTTTGTCTTGCCGACCTGTGTCAGAGCCTGATCCATCTCGGCCGTCGCCGTGTTCGCCGCCGGATCGATCGTCGCCGGTACTGAATAACTCGTGCCGTCCGACCGCGTGAAGGCGAAGACGCCAGTCATGCCGGATGCGAGCTGAAAATCCGAATACTCCGCGACGATCTGCCGCCCGGTATCGCCCTGAACCGCATAGACCACCGGCGCGATCGTTTTTCTGTCTGTAGTGACTGATACTTTCTGAGAGATTGCCATCTTGTCCTCCCCTTGTCAAACCGTTTTCTGTACGTCCACGAAGAACGCAAAAGTGCTGATAATCTCGCCGCCGTCCGTGATCTTGATCTGGGCCAGAGCTGTGCCGGTCTCTGTAATCAGATCATCGAGCTCGACCGTGACCGTGTTCTCTGCCGCGTCGATTGTTCCGGTCGCCGTCACGATCTCGCCGGTGACTGCCGTCTTTCCGTACATCGTCGCCGTCATGCCGGACGTCAAGGCCAGATCCTCGATCTTCGCGATCAGAATCCTGTCTGTGTCGTCCTCAACCGTCCAGACGATCGGCGCGATGTCTCTTTTCGCCACGTTAAGCGTGACCGCCTGCATGATCGCCATGTTCTATTCCTCCTGTTTTAACCGTTCCAGGATCACGTTCCACGCCGCCGAGATGCCTGCCGCAAGCGCCGCGCATACCACCGGAGCGAGGACGGCCTGCATCGTGCTAATGTCCGCGCCGCCGGTCAGGATCGTCACGAGCTCCGGCACCAGAACGCCGCCGAAAGCCTGCACGAAGGTCTTGATCGCTCGGATCTGCCAGTCTTTCAGTCTGATCTTTTTACTTTCCATCATCAACCTCCTTTTGAATATACTGAAGCGATGTCTTGATCACCGCGATGTTAGTCTCTATTCCTGCGATACGCTCGGAGGTCTCCGAGAAGAGCTTGGCATAGCCGTTATGGCTGTCCAACTTCTTCTCGACCTGCTCCATCCGATACTCCAAAAGCGCCACCGTCTTCCGGTGCAAAAGGATCGCCGAAAGAATGGCAGCGAGCCCTGTCAGCGTTCCGCCGACGCCTGCAATCAGCGCAACAATTATTCCTGTGTCCATTTCTTTTTCCTCCCCTCTTTAGGTCGCCGGATAGCTCTTTGTGAGCGTTCCGCTCGAATTGAAAAAGTACAATCCGCCGGTTGGATTGATCCGGCACCGGATCGTTCCGTTCGCGTCGTACCAGTAGACGCCGCCGTCGTTGAGGATGCACCGGGTGTAATTGCCATCGCCCAGAGACAGGCTGCCATAGCCAGCCGCTGTTGCTCCAAGCGTTGCGATCCTGTCACCGTACTCGTCATTGAGATAAAGCAATCCGCGCTTTGTGCTTGCGTTTGCCCCAACGAATACAACTTGCTGCTGCGTCGCTCCATTCATCAAAAAAATCTGACCGACGTGTGTATCTTTGTGAACCAGCGCGATCAGACCGGCAGAATCCTGAATGGCATTTATCCTAATTTCTCCGTGTCCTGCTCCGTCGTCTTCTCCAGAACCTTTTACTTCGATTGTTGGATAATCGTTCAGGCCACCCTGAAGGTCAAACAGCTCGAGCTTTCCATACCTGATATTTGCCTCGCTGTCCTCGACGGTCAAATTGAACAGCGGAACATCGTCGGCCAGAACATCGTTGTTCCCTCCGAAGATTCCGTCGTTGTTGATGTCGACATAATTCTCTCCGCGATAGGAAATAGTCCCTCCGGTGATCGTCGCATTGCTTGCTGTCATCGCTCCGTTCTCGTCAACGACGAATGTTCCGTTTCCGTTATTGATCTCACGGCCAGACAGAATCCCTGCTGCGATCATGTTGGCATTGATGTAAAGCTGACCATTCTGGATGTAGATGCCCTGATTCGCCTGATTGTTCGTCAGCTTGTTAAACACAGCCGTTTGATCGAGGCCGCTGTCATAGTTGCTGATCGCCGCGCTTGTATTGCTCGCCGCCGTACTGACTGCCGAGGCCTCAGCCGCATTTGCTTTCGCGGTCGCGTCCGCAGCGGCAGTTGTTTCAGCCGCTGATTGCGCTGCGTTTGCTTTCGATGTAGCATCCGCCGCCGCCGTAGCCTCTGCTGCACTCTGAGCAGCGTTAGCCTTTGCTGTGGCATCCGCAGCCGCTGTGGTTTCTGCCGCGCTCTGAGCCGCTGCCGCTGCCGCGTTCGTGTAGCCCTGAGTTGCCACCGAGTCGGACTGGATCGACAAGCTCGAGAAGTTGCCGCGCAGCTCGCCGGTGTCCAAGTTTAAATAGAATTTCGGATTATTGCCCTCGCGGCTCTGCAATATGCCGGAACTGATAATGTTCGCCAAAAACACGCCGTCCATCGTCGCAGCGATCGTGTAGGTCTGACCGCCGTCGGCAGTGTAGCCCCATCCGGCGGAATTGTACCTCCACCACTTCGTCGCCGTCGCCGGATTCTGGCTGTTATTGATCCGGAGCTCGTAGGCCACGCCATTCTCGTTGTAAAGGATCTGGATCGCGCCATCTGTCGCGGCGTCGAGGATCTGTCTGGTGTTCTCTGAGGCGGTCGCGATGATCTCCGTCTTCGCCTGCTCGATCTTCGCCGCTGCCTGCGCTGTCTGCTTCGACAGCGAGAGCCGCTCATCATGCCCGAGCGTGACCTGAGTATCTCCCGGATGGTTCAGATCGATCTGGAGCTTCGTCAGCAGGAACGTCCGGTCGAGGCCGTGAGGCTCTGAAACGACTCTGATTGTATCGAGAACCCGGAACTGTTCGACGTCTTCCTCGGTCAGGCCGAGATCCAGCGCTGTCGCCTCGATCACGAGGTTCGCCCATTGTACGCTGTCCAGATAGGCCTGCCCTTTTGCCTTCAGATTTGAGGCGACCGTCACGTCGTCCCATGTCTGCGTCCGCCAGATGTTGCCATAGTACGCCGCGCCGGTTCCGACCAGATAATCCAGACCGCCGTTCACCGTTTTAATGTCGAGCCGCGTGTCGATATTATCAAGCGTTCCGGTTTTCGCTCCGAGCGGAATCAGAACCGTGCAGATGTCCAAAGTGTTCAGGTTTTTCGAGAGGTCGATCAGGTTCTTCCCGATCCGGATGGACTGGGCCGATGCCCTCGGAGACTCTGCCAGATAGTCCAAATACCGGACACCGCCCTCGTGTCTGACTCTGAGATAGCCGCCGAAGTTTTCGATCAGATCCTCGGCGATCTCCGTCATGGTCGTCTGGTAGTTCGTGTATCTGTAGATGTTTGAGCCCTGGACAGTTACGACTCCCACCTGGAATTGTTTGTTTGCGTCGGCCTGCTCGTTGTGTGTCGCAAGATACCGGGCCAGAAGCGTCTGAGGCGTCATGCCCTCATGTACTGCGAGCCGCTGAATGGTATCGTTCAGGAATGCCAAATCACCCTCGCATTCGAAGGTCTTCCGGTTGTAGAAGTCTGAGGATTCCGAGATTGGAACGCCCTCGAAAATCAGTTCCCAGTCCTGATATACATCGATCAGACTTGTCCGGAGGTTGATCCGGTCATAAAATGGATGGTCTGGAAGCATCGTGAAGCTGAATGTCCCGGCCTTGTTTGCTTCCAACGTCAGCGTCGGAGAATCGAGCGCCGTCTGCTCGTTATTCGGTGAGCAGATCAGATTGCCGTCTGCATATACTCTGTAGGCCATTACAAGGCACCTCCTTCGTAGACAATCCGGAGAGATCCGCTGCCGCTGACCGTGATCTCATTTTCTCCACGGTAAAGCGTCAGGCCGAAGACCGTCGACTCGCCCTCCGGGAGCGTCCACGTCTCGCCGTTGCATGTCACCGTCACGTTCGCGACCGTTGTCGTGATGACCGGATAGCCGCGCATGAACGGAACGTCCGGCGTCAATGTCAAATTGCCGGACAGCGTACCGTCGTAGACGATTTCCTTCGCTCTGGTTCTCTTGAACGGCTGCGCGTTGACCGTGATTGTCACGCCTGCCGAAGCTCCGTGATCTTCCAGCTCCTCAACCGCTGCCGAGCCGATCCAGTACCAGCCCGGGTCTTCCGATCGCTCGACCTCGACCTGTCTTCCGTGGAAGTCTTCGAGGATCTGCGAGTAGATCATCGGCCAGTCGCGCCGGAGGCACCGGAGCTCAAGGCCGATCGTGACCGTCCGCGTCTCGTAAAATACCCGGTTGGACAGGAACGCCGAGCCGTTTATGCTGCCATCACGCAACGGAACCGTGATCTGTTCGATCTTCGGCTCCGGCGGCGTGACTTCAAAGTGTATAAAGTTCGCATTGTAGTCGAACTCTGTTTTTCCGTTTATCGTGATCATGCGTACCGCGCCTCCCTCGCTGAGAGCTCGCCGAGAGCCTTGTCAATGTCCGGCGCGAGCTTTCCGACCATGTACTTGCCATCGATCCAGACGCCGATCTTCATGCTGAACAGCTTCTGAATCAGCGCGATCAAGGCAGCCAGCTTGCTGTCGACTCCCTCAATGCCGATGCTCACGCTCGACTGGTTAAGCGGAACGACCGTCGCGCCGCGCGGAAGATCCACGAGCTCCGGGCCTTCTTCGCCGACCAGAGACGTGCCGCCGGTCGGAGTCTGTCCGCCTCGTGCCAGTTTCGGAATGTTCGGGATCGAGATCTGATCCATCGTCCAGCCCTTTCCGAGAACCTTGCCGACCGTCTCGATCAGTTTGCGGATGGGCCACAAGAGCGCGTTCAGGCCATTGATCACGCCGTTTGCAAGCTCGATGATGAAATTCAGAGCCGCCTTCGCGCCGTTCTTCAGGCCCTCCCAGATGTTGCTGAAGAATGAACCGATCTTCGAGAAGGCCGTTTGGATGCCCTGCCATGCTCCGCCGAAGATCCGGCTGAAAAATTCTCCGACGCCTGCGAAGATCTGCTGAATACCCGACCAGATGCCCTTGAAGAAATCACCGGCGCCAGACCAGACCTTCTTGATACCCTCAAAAACGGCCCGGAACGCCTTCCCGACTGCTTCGATCACTGTTGTGACCACGCGCAGGATCGGTGTCAGTACGTTTTTGATCAGGTTGATGATGACCGGCAAAATTGCGTCGATTATGTCGCCGAAAACATCGACCAGGAAGCCGATCACGTCCAATATCAGCTCGAGGATCGGCAAAATGGCCTCGAGAACCTCCATGATCAGCGGCAAAATCTCCGCGATGATCGGAAGGATGGCCTCGACGATCTTGACAAACAGAGGCATGACTTTCTGGAACAGTTCGACGATGATCGGAAGGATCATCTGCACGAACTCGACCAGATAAGGCGCAATCTCCATGATCAGGTCGAGGATCGGCGGAATGATCGGCAAAATCGCCTCCAAAATCTGGACGATCGCCGGAAGCAGCTCGCCCACTAACTGGACGATGATCGGGAGCAGCGTGTTCAGAGCTTCCATGATTACCGGGAAGAGCTGCTCCGCCAGATCCAGCAGAGGAGGCATTAGCTGACTGAACACATCCTGAAGCAGAGGCCCGATGTCAGAAAACGCCTGTTGGATGAACGGCATGAACTCGAGGATCAGATCCGCGAACTGCTGAACGAGCGGCATCACGGCGCTTCCGAGATTCGTCGCGATCATTCCGAAGGACTGCTGAATGTCGTCCATCGTATCGCCAAGCGTCACGCCTGCGTTGACCGCGTCCTCGGACATTACAAGGCCGAGATCGTTCGCTCTCTGGATCAGGCCGTCGAAGCTCTCTCCCGACTGTTCGATCAGAGGACTCATCTGGTACGCCACGGCATCGCCGAACAGCTCCGCCGCCTTCTGTGACCGCTCAGAAGCCGTTCCGAGGCTCATGATCTGATTCATGGCGTCCTCGAGGTTCATGTCTGTCCCTTCGAGTTTCTTCGCGGCCTTTTCAAGCGTGGACATTTCCACACCGGACTGCCCGGCAGCATAGCCGAGCTCCTGATAATAGCTTGTCGAGACGCCCATGCGGATCGAGCCTTTGTCGATCGTATCCGCCGTCTCGGCTGCGCTTGATGCCATATTGACGATCCCGGTCACGGCAGCGGCTGAAGCTCCCACAACAGCCGCGCCGACTTTCGCTGCCTTGCCTGCAACTTCTCCGAAGCTCGTGCCGGTCTTCTGTGCCTGTTCGTCTGTTTTTGCGAGTGATTTATTTGCTTCGTCGGTGTCGACAAAAACCGAACCGACCAACTTGAACAGATCCAAAAGATCACTCTCCTTTCATTTCTTTTCTGATCTCCGCGACCTCGGCGAGGATCTCCTCGTCCGGTCTCAAATCGAAATTCGCCCCGGAGACCTGGTCGAAGTATTCCTGGAACGGTTGGAACTTCAGGATCTTGGCTGCCATCCACGGAAGCATCGCGACCCATTGCTCCCGAGCTTCCTTCCGACGGCCTTCCTCGCATATCCGCGAATACAGTTCGGACAATGTCCGGACGTCCAGGTCGAGGATCTCCGGAACTGTCCAACCGTACCGCGTGGCGAACCTGTCGATCAGTTCTGCTTCTTCAGCAGATCCGCCAGCGAGCCGAAAAAAGCCTTCCAGCTCTCCAGATCGATCGAACCGACCAGATCTTTGACCAACTCGGCAAATTTATCGAGATCCATGTTCCGGAGCTCTGCGACCGACGTCTCTGTAGGGCCGCTCAGAAACGCGAAAAAGGCCTTTTCCGCCGATTCCGTTCCACAGTTGGCCAAAATCCCGAAGATCAGCTCCGCGCCGATTTCTCGCTGTGTTTTCGTGTTCAGACGGCCTGCTGATACCTCTGCCGCAAACCGTTTTAACTCGTCTTTGACTCCGATCTCTTTCACGACGCGAAGCGCTGCGAAGAGGTCTGTCGATTTCAACTGTCTCATGTGCTCCTCCTGTTATGAAAAAAAGGGCAGGATCTCAGCCGAAGCCGTTGTCCTGCCCTCCAGTATTAAGATTTTCACGCGGTCACATTGATCGCCGCATAGACGGTCGCCATGCTGGTCAGGAACGTCAGCGCGTTAACGGTCAGCGTCGCGTTTGCGGCGTCCATAACCACGCGGCCCTTGACCGTTCCACGGTCGCCATCCGCATTGATGTCGCGGAACTCGCGCTCGACGGTGAACTGGCTGCCGCCTCTGGTCAGCGCCACATCGACGCCGCCGATCGAGACCACGCCAGCGCCGAGAAGAATCTCATCGGCCGCATCGTCGGACGCCGAGCCGGAATAAGAGATCGACCACGGCTCCTCGTAGTCTGCCGCATCGCTCACCATGCTGTTCGTGTTCGAGTACGTTCCGGTGAAGGTCAGCGCCGCGACCGTGTCGTCTTTCTCGACCATCGTCCAGTCGATGTTGTCCTTGTTGATCGCGTCCTTCAGCGTGATGACCACGCTCTTGCCGCCTTTGGTCTTGCCGGTGAACACGACATCCTTGAAGTCCGTAGCCGTGACGATCCCGGTTCCCTTGATCGTGATTGCCATTCAATTACTCCTTTCTGAGGATCGAAGTGTTCGTCTCCGGTCTCTCATATACCTGACATTGCATCCGGACAACTCCGTGTACCAGAGTTTTGTCAGGATCGTCAACTGTGCCTTCTGATTGTTCGTAAAAGGTCGGGAGGATCGTCTGCTGCGGATCATTCCTGAACATTAGGAGATCTCTGATCGCGTCCATGATCCGGAAGACATCGTCCTCCTTTTTGCCCCAGACATGGAAGTCCAGAAGCACATCCGACCGGCCCATGTCTGCCGGTGTTATCGTTGTAATGTCCCATACGACATGAGGATAGACTTTCTGGTCAGATGCGAGCCGGTAGCCGATGTCTTTTATGCCGTATTCGGTTTTGATCGAGTTCAGCCGGAGATCAACCAGCCGCCGAAGGTCGTTAATCATCGCCATCCGCGTCCCCCTCGTAGTCGTTTTCGTTGATCTGCGATTCCAGCCGCGCCGCTTCGTCTTCCAGTCCGGACAGATACTGGCTCTCGATCTTTACGATCTCCGCCACGTTGTCCTCGACCGCATGAGTCAGCAGGCCGAGCCTCGGGATGCCGTTGCTCGTGCCGAGCTCCTGGAAATACGCGTAGAAGCCTTCGACCTGTCCGGTCTTTAGGCCGATCTGCACCCTCGGCGCGGTTGTCTTCGCAGAGCTGATCACCTTGTACTTCGTGGCCTTGCCAGCTTTTCCTGTGATCTTGTTGAAGTGTGAATAATACGCTGTCCGGAACAGCTTCGTGACAAACTTTCCGACGTCTCGAAGCGCCGCCCTGGTTAGCTCGTGGATGTAATACCCGGCCGCGTCGAAGTTCTCCTCGTAGGTCACTTCCGTCTTGCCGTCCTTCACGAGAACCTTTGTCTGGCTTTTAGGCGTTGGCATAAGCCTTCACCTCCTCGTTGTCGCGGTAGCAAGTCAGCTCCAGCGCGTCTCCGGAGTTGTATGTCCGAAGGACGCGAAGCGTGACCGGCTCCGTCGCTCCGAATGGCGTGTACTCCACCTTTTCTTCGCCGTGATAGTCCAGCCAGTTCTCCAGCCGGAACTTCACCTCCGGCTTGAAGCCGACGGCCATGCCCTGATACACTTCGGTCATGCCGACGGAATACTCGCCAGCGTAGACTGTCCGGCGCTCCGTCTTTTTGTCCAGATCGCCGAAGATGTTCCGCTGGTCGGTCTCTTTGATCAGCACGATGTCCGTGTATCTCATCCGAGCACCTCCAGTCCATAACCGGTGGACTCCCGGAGCTGGCCCTTCTGTTCGTCATAGGATGCCTTCAGCCGGTCGTAGTTCTCCGGATCTCCGAAGTTCATCACGCAATAGGTCACGACTGCGCGGCTGATCAGCGGATCTGTGATCGTATAATCGACGACAGCGCCGTCCACCATCACCGCCTCGGAATCAAACTTGACACCGGCGTGATGGATGTCCGCGATAGCTGCCGCGATCAGATCCAGAAGCTCCGAATCGAATACCGCCGTCGAGATCCTTTTTGCAAGTTTTACCTTTTCGAGCATTCGCCCTCCTTACTCGGAGCGCTTCTTGCTCCGTTTCTGTGTCTTTTCTTCCGCCTCTTCTTTTACGATCACCGCATTGTTAAGAGCGACCAGTCTGGAAGCCTCCTGATCGGAGACCTCCATGACTGTGCCTTTCTCAAAGCGGATGAACGCATCGGTTTTCAGCTCGATCTTCATCACGCGGAAACCTTCGCGAACCACTTGTCGCCGACGACACCAGTCGCGACCGGAAGACGGCCGAGAATTTCGACCAGGTCTTCTTTCTTCCTGGTCAGGTCGTCATACTTGATCTGCGGCTCTTCGCCCTTCGGAAGATTCTCCAGAGCGCCGTACAGATCGCCGATGATCGGAGCGGTTACGGTGTCGTTGAACAGAACCTCAAGGCCGTCGAACGGATCAACCGCGTAGGCGGCGCCCATCTGATAGCCGCGATACTGCGCGTACTGGGCCGGAGTGCAGATGATAACAAGGTCTTCAGCAGCGGAAGACAGCAGAGCGCGAGCGTTCACGAAGTCCGTGATAGCTCCGGCAGCGGCGCCGGTCTTCGGTACGGACGGTGTGGTCTTCGTTGCGGTCTGAGGAGCTGCGAGGATAGCAGCGACGACCGCGTTCTCTCTAGCCTTGATGATGCCGCGAGCGACTTCATCGTAGATGTAGCGCAGGTATGCTTCGCCGGACATAGAATCGAGGGCCTCGTCCGAGATTGCGACCCACTTCTTCAGCGTTTCCGGAGTAAGCGTCACATAGCCGAGAAGCAGAGCTTCTTCATCGATCGGATCGTCACCTTCGGTGTGAACTTCAGCCGCCGGAGCGCCGTATTCAAAGCCAACCTTGACGTTGCCGGCCGCATACATCTTGCGGACTCTCGACAGGATCTTCGATGCCTTCAGACGCTCTGCGACGATCTCGCCGACGAAGGTCGGAGCCGGGATCACGCCGTTCACATTCTCGGTGAGGAGTTCACGGCATTCTGTGTCTTTGCCGGTGCGGATGTATTTCGCATAAGCCTCGATGTACTCTTTGGAATCTCTGATTTCCATTTTTTCGTTTTCCTTTCTCATTTTTCTGGATTCGACGCCGTTCTTCAGCACGTCGTCAAGTTCTTTCTGCCGTTCTTCAGCGGCTTTCATGATGGCAGCCTCGCGTTCGTTGAGCTGGCGCTCTTCTTCGTTGAGCTGCTGCGCTTCTTCTTTCAGAGCATCCAGCGCTGCGTCTTCCGCTGCTTCGAGCTCTGCCGTCATCGCGTCTCTCCGCGCGATAATCTCGGCCTTCCGCGTCTGGATGTCGTCCAGCTTCATCTCTTCGATGTTCATTCTGTTGCTCCTTTCAAAAGCTCTTTGATCTCCGCCACTTTCTCGGCACGAACGCGCTCTCTCCGGCGCTCCTCTTCGATCACTCCGTCCCAGTAGGATCTCGCGCTTATGTCAGTATTCGGATTCGCCGGGATGCTCACGGCGCTGACGTCATAGACTTTATTCACCTTCAGGATGCTCCGAGTGTGTGTCTTCTCGTTGTAGCTGTCTTCCTCGACGGTGAACGCCCACGACATCTGCGTGACCAGTCCGGCCTTTATAGATTCATACATCTGGCGGCTGGCCTCTGTCGACGAGAGGTCGGCCCGGATGTATAATCCGCGATCATTGATCGAGAGCGTCAGCGTACCGTTTGATAATCTCGCGTAGACCATGCCCTCGTGGTTGTAAAGGAAAATCACGTCGTCCATGTTGGCGCTGTTGAGCGCGTTCCGGTCGATCTGCTCCATGTACTTGATGCCGTCATACTCAAAAAGTGTATACGGATCGTTCCATGTAGTCGCGTATCCTTCGACGATGAAGTCCTCGCCTTCAAGCGCCCGGAACTGCATGTCCGGGAGCTGGATCAGTCGGTATTCCCGATCAGGCTTGATTGCCATTTTCTTCTCCTTCCTCCGGTGGTTCCGGATCGTTATTTTCAGGCGGCGCCGCCGGTTCTGTCTGTTCCGGTTCCGGCTCCGGTTCTGTCTGCTTTTTGTCTCCGAGGTAGTAATATTCACCCCGGATCGGAATGAGATCACCCAGCTCCGACGGAAGCTCCGTGAAGTTGAGAAGCGTCCGGGCCTCATTGATCGTGATCACACCCCTGTCCATCATCGCGCCGACGAAGTTGATCTTGTCGCTCGTGGACATGTACTGTAGTTTGTTAGCGATCACCTCAACCTTCGCGCCGTGGCCCTGTTCCAGATCCGAGAAGAGCATCTGCGTCAGCACCTGTTCGAGCTGAATTGCGAACGGTTCGATCGCACCATCGAAAAGCGCGTCGAGCGCCGGGCCGGTGGCCTTGTTCTGGATCACGTCCTCATTCACTCCGAAGTAGTCGAAGACGTTGTCCTTGATGATCGCCTGTTCTTCCGCGCTCACGGTGTACGGCTTGCTCTGGATCTGCTGGATGCCGTCGTAGGTGTTCGGGAACAGCAGGAAACCGGAGGCATCCGCCTTCATGTTCCGAACCGTGAAGTTTTTCTGTTCCTTTGCGAGGTCTTCCGGATCTTTGAAGTTCGTCGCCCTGGCAAGGAACCGGAACGTGCTCGCGGACTTGACGCCTTCCTTGATGCCCTGCCGCTCGATCGTGATCAGATCCAGCGTGTCACGAAGGGCCTCATTCGTTGCTCCGAAAAAGTCGTCCTTGTACTGGAAGCGCGTCAGGATGCCACAGCGTTCCAGCTCGACCGCTGCCCTCTGTCCGTTCGCGAACTGATACTCCAAATACTCCCGGCCGTGCCTGTCCTCGAGGATTTTGCATTTCTCCGGGAGGCATGGCCAAAGGCCGACCACGTCATTCTCAATGCTGATGATCGGAACGATGAAAAGCGTGTTTTGCATGTCGAGGATCGTCGCCGACCGGTAAAGGAACTGACTCCACGTCATGTACTGGTTCGGCCTTTTCTTCAGCGCCGTCTGCGTCTTCGGCATTGCCGATCCGTGAATCCTCACCTGGAGCTTGCTGATGTGCCGGGCCTTCGCATCGATCGCCGCGCGAACCAGCTCTGACTCGTAGATCTCGCCGCGCCACCGATGGAAGACCGGCGTGTAGGCCGTGAGCGTCTGGAAGTAGTGATCCGTGGCGTACTTCTTCGGCCTGAAAATTTTGTCAAGCAGACTCATTCTGTTCTCCTCTCTTCAAATTCTGGAGCTGGCCGCCGATTTCGCCGAACCACTTCTGCCGGACTGTCATGGCGTCGAGGAAGGCTGCCATGCCGTCAATCCTCTGAAGCTGGCTGATCTTGACCAGCTTCTTCCTGTTCGTTTCGTTGTTAAGTTTCAGCGCCGCGTTCAGCATGTGGATCTTCAGCAGATCGTTGTCGCCGCACTCGAACGCGCCGTCTCTGATCATGCCGTCCACCTCATTGATGACCGGCGTCAGGTTTTCGCCCTGGTAGACGTCGTCCATGTTGAAACCGTAGGAGCTCATATCCTGCACGAGGTAGGCTGCGCTGTATCGGTCATATCCGACTTTGAGCGGATAGATCTTGTACTTCTCGATCAGATCCGTGAACCACTTTTCCACATCGTGATAGTCCACGAAGTTTTCACCGGACGGACTCAGGAAGCCACGCGCCACGAAGGCGCCGTATGGTACGCCATCCCGGGCCGCTGCCTCCTCGATTTTTTCAGAGGGCATCCAAAAGTGAGCGAATACATGCTGCCTCCCGTCCTTCTCGATCACGCAGATCGCCGCCGTGAGGTCGGTCGTCTGTGACAGGTCGAGGCCGCCGACCGCATAGCATCTGGAGAAGTCCTCGAACCGCAACGGTTGACCGGAGAAGCACTTTGCGACGTCCGTCGTGTTCAGCCACGCCTGCGAGCTGTTCTGTTTGATACAACAGTATTTACAGAGGAACTCCGCTTTTTTACTCAGGCTCTGCTCTGCGACGCTGATCTCGCTCAGGATGTAGTCGACCGAGACCGACTTACCGAGCTGCGGAATGCTCTTCCGGATCTCGTTTATGTCGCTCCATTTGTCCGGATCGTCGATCATGTAGATCACCGGAAGCAGACGCTTCTCGTTCGAGTCTCCGAGGAGGAACCGCGTCGAGCGCTTCATCAGCTCATCATAGATGCCGTCGTTCTCATATCCGGAAGTCGTCATGGACAGCAGCAGCGCGTCTCCGGCTCTTGCACCCATGCCGGATTTCATGACTTCGTACATTTTCAGACCCCGATCACCGGGCCACGCCGCCACCTCGTCACAAAGGCACAGGCTCGGATTGAATCCATCCGCCGTTTTCGCCTGGAACGCGACGCGCTTCATCACGGCATTGATTCCGGCAATCTCTATCTGCGACTTGCTGCCGCGCCGGATCTTCGGAAGCATCGACTGATCATTCGTTTTCCTGTTGTGTTCGTCGCGCTCGTCGCAGCGTTCTTTTTCCGCCTGGTATTCAGGATCGAGCTCGATCATCTTCCAGGTCGTATCATAGACGATGTCCGCCTGTTCCAGTTTCGGCGCGACGCAGTAGATCTCCGAGCCGTAACCGCCATTTCTTAGCTCATAATCGGCGATTGCGGAGCCCAAAATGCTCTTGCCGTCTTTTCTACCGACGACAAGCAAAACCTCCCAGAACTGCCTTTTTCCGTCCTTGTCGATGATGCCGTAAAGCGCCGAGATGAACGCCTTCTGCCACGGTTCGAACCGGAGCGGCCCGGGAGCCAGCGGTCCCTTGACGTGGAAGCAATGCGTTTCCATCCACTCGATCGCCGTATTTGCTCTCTTTGTGTCAAAGAAAAAGAGACCCTCCTCGAGTCCCTTGATCAGATATTCATAGATCATCCGCACCCAGCGCCCGACCCGGTCAGTTCCGTCGATGATTCGCTGGTAATATGCAAGAATCCAGTTTGTGCTGTCCATCTCCGGTTCCCTCCTGGTTATTCCGAACCGGTTCGGTCTGGTTTTGGCCGTTTCGCTCTCGCTTTTTGAATGAAAAAAGTTGGGCCCGTCGGTCTATAGGCATTTATCAACTTTTTGAAAAATATGGGGGGATCATTTTATTTCGACTGTCCCATCCTCCCGGATAATATACCGTCTATCCTTCCGACTGTGTTCGTCTTCGTGGCATTCACGGCAGACCGCTTCGAGGTTCGACCATGACAGAGTGATGTCCGGATTGTCTATTGTCTCCGGTGTGATATAGACCTTATGATGTACGATCACCGCCGGATGATAAAGACCTTTCTTCAGGCAGCGTTCACACAGTCCTCCGACGGAGCGAAGGTACGCAGCGCGGCATGCCTGCCACCGGCGCGACTTATAGAATGATGCTGCGAAGTCTTTCATGTGTCCTCCATGTCAGGGCATACAAAAGGCCAGAGATCCTTTTGTCTCTGGCCTATGCCCTTTTTCGTGAATGGAATCAGGAGGTCGCCTGATTGTCATTCTTCGACAGTAGCATCATAACATGTTTTTATGTGTTTTTGTGTGTCGTGTTTTAAGAACTGCTGATCGAATGCCCGGAGCGCATAGCCGTGGACGTGACGAATCCAGTCGGCGGAGTAGTTCAGTTCTTCCGCGATCTGGTCGAGATTCTTTCCGTCGATGTATCGGAGATAGAGCACGTCCGCATAGATGCCCGGCATGATCTTCCGGATCTGCTGCTCGATCGTCATGTATGCTTCCAGATACTCGATGATCAGATCACGCGCCCGGCTCTCTGCCGCTTCCAACCGGATCATGTAGTTTGCCATCGCATCATTGTTCGGACTGTTCTGGATGTTTTCCTTGTCGTACCGGATCGCGCCGACCGATGTTGCCATCTCTTTGATGTCCTCGATCTGCGACTCGGTCTTCTTGATCAGGCGCTTCAGGCGGATCGCCTCCGAGAGATATTCCTTCGCCGTCATTAGTCCTCCTCATCATACGGATCATTTGCGGCGAGAAGCGCCGCGATGAACATCCCGAAGATCACGCCGACCAGAAGGCCGAGAGATCCGGCGATTATGATGTCGATCATCCTTCGCTCCTTTCTGCTCGTCTGTTCCATGCTTTGATTGCTTTCCTCCTTGTGTCCGCAGTATCTCCTTTCCACTCGTTTCCTTCGAGTGTAATAGTTTGCTTACAATTATTACAAAATATCCCAACCGTATCATGTCCATGCTGTTCGACTACAACCCAATACAACTCTGTGTTAGGCATACCGCAGAACGGACACGGTTTCAACTCATTCATTCTTCGCTCCTTTCGTATGGTTTTGGAAACGGCATCCATGCAACAACGTGCATATAGTCAACAGTTCCGGCGTGGATGCTTCCGATGACAGATAGTCCGTCATCGTCTGCCGATTCAAACATTCCGGCCGGATTGAAAAAGCCGATTTCTATCTCGCCGGATTCCATGCAAAGAATCACCGGCTCTGATGAATGATTTCCATGTTCGTCATAAGTGACAAGCGGCAGCCTCTCCGTCACCGGAATCCATCTCGGCTCTGACTGTGCGGATGGCAATGCCTTAATCTGTCTAATACTCCAATCCGTCATAGCGTCAATAACGCAAGGGTCATCTTTTCCCGATTGGATTTTTTCGTCAAAATAGGCAACTTTTAGCGCATCAATCGCCGCCTGTCTGCTAACGCAATCCAATGCGCTCAACGTGTTGGGATCGTTGGCTTGCGTTATCTGTTCCGATGATAACGCATCGGCCTCCGGCATCTCACGGACAACTCTGATCGCCTGCGCGGTTTTGACACCGGTCTCCTCGTGGAGTTGTGCGAGCGCACGGATTGTCGCATCCTGATCTATCAATGCCATATCACCACTTCCTTTCTGGCCTCCTCGACCTGTTCTTGTGTCGGCATCCGCTCCGAATCCTGGGCATCTTTCGGCGGCTCCTTGGCGCCGTCGATCACTTGCATGTTCGGATGCGCTGCCTTGCACAATAAAAACTCCGCCGGTGTGATGTACCGGCTCTCCCACCAGACGCCCTTCGCGCCGTAGTGCATCGGGATCACGACGTGGATCGTGCCTTTTGGCGCTGCCGGCTTCTTCAGGCCGAGCCGGATTTTCTCCGCGTCGGATAGGTTGTAGAGCTTGCCGGACTGGTTCCGTGATGCTTCTCCGTTCTTCATGCCTTTCGCCTCCGTTTCTGGTACTGGAGGAAGACCTCCTCCCGGCCCTGTCTGGGGAAGTACGGCGTCCATCCCCACGTCATCCGTTCCCGAAGGTTCCCCTGTGAATCCTTGTACTTCTCGCCGGTCGGAACCGGTGTCCGGGAGACCCTGACCAGCTCGTACTGGCCGGGGATCTCATTTTCTCCGAACATCTGCCGGTCAAACCATTTCGGCTTGTCCTCGGTTTGCCGCTTCAGGGCCTTTTCGCCGAAGGCCTTCATGGCAGCGGAACACGAGCAGGCCCGGACAGCCTCGTAACCGGACGGATAGATGATTGTCTGCCAGCCGTAGTCATTACAGAGTTGACAAGAGACCGAATCCGAGCCGCTGCCTTTCGCCTCCTCCTCTTTTTCGATCCGCCGGAAGCCGTCGTGTACGTTCCGGATGTACTCCATGATCTCGCCGACGGTCGGGGCTGATCTTGTGGTTATGTTCGCGATTGCGTCCGATATGCCCTGCCGGACTTCCGGCTCCATGTACGGACGGAAGGCCTCGAACCAGATCAGCGCCGTCGTCTCATCCGAAAAGTCGAGGAAAGGCCAGTTTGCGTGGAGCATTGCGAATGGTCTCTTGCATTCTTCTGTCGTCATGCTTCCCCCTCCTTCTTCATCTTCTCGATCCACTTGTCGACCGCTTCCATTGTTACATCCATTGGTACTGGCGCGCGCGCGCGCGTTCTTTCATTCTTTTCCATTCTTTCTTTCTTTAGTCGTGTGCCGTCTGCTCTGCCGTCTGCTCTGCCGTCTGCTCTGCCGTCTGCTCGCCGCTCATCTTGAAAATCCCTATATTTTACAACGGTTAGGAGCGTGCCGTCTGCTGTGCCGAAAATCTCGATCATACCCATCTTTTTGAGCCTTTCTGTTTGCCGCCTCACTTTGTTCGGAGACCAATGCCAGCGGTCTGCGAGATGCTGAATGCTTGTAAACATCGAGCCTCTGGGGATTTTGACCACGTTTCCGTGCCTTGTAATCATTTCGCGATCCTCAAAATTCACGGATAAAAGCAAATCGACCCATGCGTCGCGGATTGAGTACGGTTCCGGAGACGTCCAGACGGCACTATCGAGGAGGCCTCGGCTGAGCTTTATCCATCCTTTGTCCTTACTCTTTGCCATCAACGCCCTCCTGAAGGATCTCGAGGATCTTCTTTCCGGTCTGCCGCTTGTCGCAGAATCGCCACTCGACTCCGTAGCGCTCCGACATTGTTCGCATGATCTTCGCCATCCGGTCGCCGGTGATCGCTCCGGGCGATTCTTTCAGCCTCGGATTCTTCCATGCTGCCACGTCCTCGATGCTCCGGATCTGGCCGCCATGCTCACATAGCACCACAAGCCGAATTTTGGCCTTTCTGGCCCTTTCGAGCTCGGCCCTGAATCTTTCATGCTGCTGTGTGAGATTTCCGGCGATTTCCTGCAAATTCTGCTTTCTATCGACCACCAGCAGCCCATTGTCGAGCCGCTGGTAGTCACCGACGTAGAGCTTCGAGCTGAAATGCTGGACGCCTGCGTCGTCGAATGCCTGGATGATCCTCCGGATCGCGTGAGCATGTTCGCGCGTGTCGATCTGAACGACCGGGCCTTCCGGCTCCTCCGGTGTGTTCATCGCATCAGCGAAAAGGCAGCTCATCCTGGCTGAAATCGGTTTGCATCCATCCGTCCGAGGATGCCTCCGGCGCCGGTGCGGTCGGTCTCGGGCCGTTGTAGAGCTTTTTCTCCGGAACGCCCTGATCTAAGGTCTTGTGGTCGTCGCAGAACCATCTGATCCTGCGTCTGGTCTTGATGTCGCCCTGGTATTCCTCCTCGACCTCGCCGAAGACGATGCCGATCCGGCGGCCCTTAAACTGTGCGGCCCATTGTGGCCCGTCTCCCCATTTGATCTCCACGCCGTTGCTGTCCTCGTAGGCCGTGCAGAACGACTTGAAGCTCCGGCTCGTGTTGCCGTCCTTGTCCTCGGTTGTGATGTACTGGACGGCCTGATAGGGCCATTTCTTCGGGCTTCTGGTATCGGCCCGGTACTGATCCTCGAAGTAGCGTGGCTGTCTGTCCTCTGCCGCGAAGTCAATCGAGACGACGATCATCGGATTTCCGGCCTTTGTCTGGTCTTCGCGGACTTCCTTGATGATGCCTCTATGTCCTCCGAGCTCTATCGGCGTAAATTCGCCGCCTGCTCTGGTTTCATCGTATGCTTTGGGCTTCTGCATGTTGTTTTCCTCCTCTTATCTGATCCGCAGGCTTTCGCCCTGCTCAAGTCTTGCAACACCCTCCCAGAGCGGAGCTTCGTCCGCGTCCTTCAGGGCGTTTTTGATGGCTGCCGTGTCGATCTTCGGCTCCTGTGGTATCAGGTACGCCTCCGGAATCCGGCTCGGATCGTCGATCACGACCTTCGGCGGATTCTTCTGGATTCCGAACGAGAACCGGTCGGTCTTGAACTTGGTCTTCCCGGTCGAAATCATGGCGTTTTTCAGGTTTTCGTTCATCCGGTCGATAGAAGTGTCACATGCCTTCATTCGGGCCGTTAAACGGTCAATTTCGGCCTTCAGGATGGCCCTCCTGCCCTTGAGCTCGGTCATCACGATTGCATAGCCATCGGCCTTGTCTTCGATCTCGCCCTCGATGGCCTCCATCGTATCGGCGAAGACCTCCGGATCGGTGTCCGGATCTTCTCCCAGAGCGAGAAGCGTCTGGTACTGTTCTTGTAACTCGTAGAGTGTCATTCGTCTGCCTCCTTGTAGCGTGTCGCTGTATTTTCGATAAATTCGAGGCACCGCTTCGCCCGGGCCACCTTTTCAAGGATGTAGCCGGGAAAGGCCTCGGTGTTCGTGGTCTCGACGCGGATCGACTGTAATGCGTCGATCGCGATCTCTGCGTCGTGTTTAATCCGGCGGTTGTCCGCCGTTGGGATCATCTTCATGCCTGCGTCGCCTCCATGTACTTCTCCGCGAAGGCCTTCGCGTCCTTCAGCGAGTTCTTGACGGCGATCTTCTCGCGGAACCAGAAAACGTGGAAGGATGTATAGTCCCATGTTCCGGAACGGTTCGCGTGAGGGATGTGCTTTTTCTGGCTCTCGATCGTCACCGGCGCGTTCGTGGCCTTGTAGGTGACTGTTGTGCCTTCGGCGTTTACCTCCGTCTTTTCTTTGTACCAGTCAATCATTGACTGC